CATAACAACGGGCTTCAGCTACCCAACGACCTCGTCCCAAAGGAAAAGGTGGCTAGGAGTGAGGGACGGTTTCGGACTGAACCGACGTGTCTTGTGGACATATCGGCTCCGTACAACCGGGTCAATCACGCTTGGTGCGCAACCTTCCGGCTCGCGACTCAGACCGTTAAGCGACAACAGGAAATCTGCTGTCCGGATCTTCGCCGTGTGGGACGTTTCTCTCTCATCCAGTACGTTTTGGAGGTACCAAACGAAAAGAGACCGCCAACCTCTCGCCTTGCGGCGAATCTGTGCGATGCCGTATCCTTTGAAAGTGGGAAACCCATAACCAGGGTTATCACGATCGGGGGTCGGCCTACGTCTGTCGACGTAGAGTTTACCTGAACTCCATGCAGCCCTTGGCGTTATCCAGACGCCTGACCGCGAATCCTCGTTCCAAGGAACGAGCCGGAGTTTCAGCCTTCTCACCTCTTCGGAGGCCCAAGTCCACAAGGGACCTGGTACTTTGGAGGCTAGGATGAGGCCGTTAAGCGCATGTGACATACCCGCGTGGTCGTCCTCTCGAGGACACTCGCGTAGGTAGAACGGGGTTATCAACTCCCCTTTGTAGTAGTCACATCCGCAAGACTCACGGAACCTTGAGTCTCGGTTCATGAAGGATTTCTCCTCATTCACCTTAAAGCCCAGGAATTTCAGCAGGCGCACCAGATCAGGTGCTAAATCCGTCTCTAGGGCAATGTCATCCCCATAGACGGCGTACCGTCGAGAACCGACGGCACGGCATGCTGCTGCGAAGATTAGGGTCTCCAACGAAAAGGTGTATCCATTACCCATCGACGAGAACTTGGCGTAAACGCCGAGTCCCCAAGGAGCCGCATAACACGTAGATCGAAAACTGCAGAGCAGGTCGAACCAAGGCCAAGGTAACAGTAGCGCAACAGCGTTGTAGCTGAGCGTGTCTGAAGCCATGGCCAGATCAATAGTCGCGACGGTCCCATCGAGGGAACCCATCCGCGCGAACTCTTGATTACGCGCCTGGGAGGCAAGATTGATGCCCCACCCCTTCAGCTTATCCTTCAGGAACGAGTCCAGGGACAGCTGAAAAGGGAGACAGTGGGTCGCCTCTTTCGCAATCGTGCGAAATGTCTTCCAGTTCTTCGGAACAAACGCTAACACGTTGCGTGAAACGTCTGTGAACGCACAGGAGGTCAAATCCACCCCATATTTCAGGAGTAGCTTTCCCAAGTACGGAACTATCGTGCGTGGCCCCCTCAACTTCCCCGTGATCTTGAGGAAAGGGAGAGAACGACGACGACTACGGTCCTCGGTTGCTCCATTGGTCAGGCGGATCGAAGTGGGCATTGCGTCCACCCAATCCGACGTGTCACCAAGTAGGAATGCAATTTCCTGCTGCATTCGTCGCACCCAACGGCTAAGATCCAGAGGCAATCGCTGCTCCTGGGTTCCGAACCAATCAAGTCGACGGTTGGTGATCCGACAGATCTTCTCACCGCGAAGGAATGACTCCTCCGCGGCTTGTTTGCATCGGTCGGGTTCAGCGAAGGCGTCATTCTTTTTGAAAAGAGAGGCGATCTGCCTCAACGCTATCGTTGTGTACACGTCATCCGACTCGTGATACTCTGAGTCGGCAAACTGACCAAGCTCCGACAGGGACGCCACGTCCCTACTTCGGAGTAGCCCTTCAACACGCTTTGACACGTGCTCATGGGCACTGAGGAGCGTTTGACATAGGTAACGCGCCGCCCTGAAAGGGTCGAGGCGTCTGGGAGGTTTACTCATTGCGAGAACTCCTTGCTGCTGCTGGATTAGGGATTACGTTTCACGCCTATCCCTAACGAACATCCACCAGCGTACCACCCATCGAAACACCCGGAGGTGCAGACGACAGAAGAAGTACACTAGCTCTGGACGTAGGCCTGCGAGTCGACAAGGTCGTCGAACTCGTCCGAGGCCACCATATCGCGGAACACGGCTTTCGCCGCAGCGATATCAGCAGTAGCGCCGTTCGCAGGATAGCGAACGCCCACGTCGAACACGACCTTCGAAGTCAAAGGGTTTGACTCCGCATCGGTCGTACCGTACACGACGAGCAGGTGGCTTTCGGCCACCGACTCCGCGTTGGCCGGAACCTTCCGCTTCTGGATGAGAAGCTTGGGTTTGGCGACCGTGTGTCCGGAAACCGCATAGGTCCGGTGGTTCTCTTTGTCGGAGAACTCCGAGATGCTAGTGGTAAAGCTAGCCATAACTTACTCCAATGTAGGTTGGGTTAGAGGATCTTAACGGCCAGAAGAGCCGCAAGGTTCGCTATACGTGCGCCGGAGAGGCGCACGGTGGTGGACGGAACTAAGGAAGGTACGTACCAAGGCACACGAGACTTGTACTGGGCCCTTTCGGTCCCAGTGCCCTCGGTGAACCCGGTCGTCACCCAGTAAGGGGACCAGTTTCCGGCGGGAACTACCCTTGTGAGAGCAGTCCAGTCAGACTTGAGCCCCAGTGAGGCGGTCAGCGACGAAGCCGACTGCTTCACACGCCACGCACCGATACACTCGCCGACGTTCACAAAGTAGTCGACGACCCAGCTGTAAGGGATTAACTCCCAAGCTGTAACCGGTACCGACATCAGCGCGTTTAGCGTTCTGGCCTGGAAAGTGCCAACAACGCGAGCACGTATGGATGTCGATTCGGTTAGATCGGTATACGCCATGCACGTGATATTACCGTACCCTATAGCTGCAGTTTCCACTGAGCTTGAAAG